AAATGCTGTGCCAACAGTTATCAACTGCCCGCTACTTTTCGTGGTAGCTTCTGCTGCTGATTCTGATATCTTCGTGCGTATGATTATGATGTGTTCTTCCATCGTATGCATACGCTGTTCCAGTTTGTCTAGTTTGTCTTCCAATGCCTTGTATCTTTCGGCGCATAAATCCACATGCGCTTCAAGGCTGGCTCTTTCACTTGCTGCCATTTCACTCTTCCATTAAAAATAGAGGGTTCTGTATTGTTGCCTGAATTGTGTGCCATGAAAAAGGTGCCTTAAATGTGCCTGTGTTTAGACAGTATTTAAGTTAATTCTACCTTTTATAAAATATATGTTTTTGATTGAGCCATAAGGATAAAAAATTGGCAGCATAAATCTAGCTGTTTCTTCAAGTCCACAAATAATTGGTACTTGTGCAAATGCATCATCTAATGCTCCAACTGGATCTGCATCTTTGAGAAACACATCTTCATATTCTACTCCAAAACTAAAGACCCAACATCTTTGCTTGCCATAATATATTTCAGGAAAATGTGAGGTAGAGTCTACTTCAGTGTCTTCGACTATATATGGCCCATCAATATGCTGCGGTTGCGCTTTAATACCAATACATTGTAAAACGGTTTCCCAGTTACGCTGTTGGTTTCTTTTTAACTCGTTGTCGTTGGTGTGTCTTATTACACCGGTTGCGGTTATATCAACTAATGTTACGCCTGTGTAGAAATACATGCAGATATTTAGTTCATAAAAAAAGCAGCCGAAGCTGCTTTCTTTTAAATTGTTGTAAATTAAGCTACAACAAAACTTGTACCATTGGTAACAGTTGCGCTACCTAGGTTAACTGAACCTTTGCGAGTTCCAATTGCTTGGATAGCTGTTTGTAGAACACTTGCATCTGGTGCGTTGACACCGTCGCAGCATAGGCTGATAGCGCCTGATGTTGCATGTGCAAAATATGCTAATACCGGCGGAAACACCTGAACGATTGCTTCAAAAGCTTCATTAGCCGCGTCATCTTCTGCACTCAAGTTTACACCTGCAGCCACAATATAAAATACTACACTTTGACCAACTTCGGTGTTTACAATACCATTCAATACACCTGTCAAACCTGCATAGTTGTAGCCTGCACTACGATCAATTCCGATTGCCATTTTATTTCTCCTAAAATTTTGCTTTCGCTGTAGATATTTATGGCGGTCATAAAAAAAGCAGCCGAGGCTGCTTTTTTACAGATATCAAAAAGATTTAAGCAATCTTGATACCGCTGGTTGTGCTTACCGCTGCTGCACTCATGTTAATAACACCTTGTGAACCAATGTTAGAACCTAAAGCACGAATAGCTGTTTGTAGTTGTAGATCTGTACCCCAACCACTGCGCTCAACGATGCAGCTCAACTGAACATTGGCGGTATTATTGTCAACCTGATATGCTAAAATTGTTGCGTTGACAGCAATAGCTTGTAAAATTGTGCTGACTGCACCAGGAACACCTGCACCGCTTGGTGGGCCTAATTCAGCTGCCAAGTTACCAGTAACTGCAAGAACTTTAATTGCAGAAATTGGGCTGTTAATACCAGTATTAATAATTACTGCGTTTGCATTTTTAGTATAACCATCACCTACATTGGTTACAACTTGACTATCACCGCTTACTCTTTGGACTCCAATTGCCATTTTATTTCTCCTTAATTATTTGCGTTTTATCGCATGTAAATATTTATGCACATTTGGTAAAAACTACAATCTTCCTTGTACATTTGCAGTAGAAAATACTCCGCGATTTACTAGCTTAATCATCCCGCTGGGTGTATTGATTACAAATCCCTCGCCTTTTGGTATGTAAGTGTTATTGGACTTATTGTAAACATACTGTTCAACACTTTGTACTTGTGGTTCTAGCTGATCTAAAACGGCTAATTTTAATGCATAAATTGCTACATATACGGCATCCATGGCCTCCATAATGGGACGATTTTCTTCCGCTGCAAGAATCGCATATTGTGGTTTTGTAATGTTATTTGCTAGCCAATTAGCATCTACTGCTTGACCAGTGTATTTTTTATTATAATATGTTTGCAGTTTAGCTATGGTGGATTGAGTAAGGCTAGCCAAAAAGGCATCACCATTTAGTCCAGCAAATGCTTTTACCGCTGCTTTGGCTGCTTTTACCTGTTGCACAGGCTCTTTAAGTTTGAAGTTAGCACCCATAGTTCCTGTAAACACGGTTATATATTGATTAGACTTGGATAATCCACCTAGTCCTTGCAAGGAAGTTTTACCAACCAATTCTACACCTTTTGTAGTTTTTACTACATCGGACCCAACTGTGTGTACTGCTAACCCAAAAGGCCTGCCTTGTATTTCTTTTCCTATTACACTATTTGTCTTTACTCTATATTGTACTCCGTGAGGGTTAGCTTGAAATACAAAATAACCCTGTTCAGGTTGTAAAGGCTCTGTCCACATAACATCGCCTTGTATAAAACCCTTAAAACCTGCAGGTACGATTGAAGCTACAGCATCAAACATGTTGGCCAACTTTTGTCCTACATCCATGTTTTTGCCTTGCTGTACATAAAAATCCAACAATTCTTTCGCTGATGTAACCTGTCCTCCCGGCAGGCCAATATACTCTTTGTAGTTCATGGTAAACTGACCGTCTGCAGGTCTGCGACCAAATATGATAGCCGGGCTACCGTCCCATTTGATGCTTACTAAATTTGGATTAGATACAGCAGACAACATACCATCTATAGCATCCGATGCGGCCTGACTGCCGTTGAGAATAAAATCCTCTGGGTGCGGGGTGCGAATGCCTTCAGTTAGTGTGGTTATAAATTCTAATAACATTAGGCGAACCGGTCCGAGTATGTTCTAAACCAAGCGGCAGTACCTGGAGTGGGAGCTGCTTCAGGTAATTCGATATCGCTCTTGGCCAGTGTTTCTCTTGCCGCAGCGATTAATTGTTCGTAGTTTGGTCTTTTACCAACAGCATCCAGTATGTCATCTGCGGTATTTAATTTGGCAACAGGGATCCCTGTTAGCTCGCTTAGTTTCTTGGCACTCTTGCCATCAGGTACTGTAGTATTAGTCACACGATCAACCAGACCATGTTTATAACTCCATTTCAGTCCTGGGTGCAGTGCAGACACAATACTGGCCAAAATAACATGACGACTCATTCCAGTTAATTCGCTACCTTCAGGAGCTCCTGACATGCTGAACGCTTGCCACCCTGGATCACCAAACATCAAGTCTGCTTGAACAAATCCATTCTTGGGATCACCTGCTATAGGTGTTTTGATATGTACGCTATCACCAGATTTTTTTATATCTTTGGCATCAACGCCGGCGGCCAGTAAAACTTTTATCAAGTCTTCTTTGGTTGTTTTTGTTTCGTCTACTGCTAAATCCAAGTCACCCGATGAACTTTTACGGCCTGTGGTGCCCAGCCAAGTTTCCATCGGAAATTTGATGTTGGTTTTGGATTCGATCCATTGTATAGTAGCAGGAACTAGATCACGATTGATTCGTTGTGTGAGTGATTCGCCGCTGGGCGCTTTGAAAATATTGCCGCCTTCATTTAACAAGTTCATTATTTGATTCCATGGCGTCGTTTTAAATCGTCTGGCAATGCTTGTTTCACATGCGGAGGAAGTCCGGGAATCAAGTTGGACAATTCGTACGAATTCAAGTATCCTAAATAGCCATATTCATCAGGTAGTCCTTGCAAATAAGGATTGGCTCCAAACTGTTTATATGCAAGTTGAGCTAACTCTTGTGGGCTTTGCCCTGTGCCTTTTCCGGGGGCATCATACGGTGTGTCTATAACTTTTTGCAATGTGCCAGGAAGCAATCCTTTGGCAAAACTTGACACTAAACCTTCGCCGATAATATCATTAATCTTCACGTCTGAATCTCCTTACGCCACGGGTAAATTTAGCAGGGTCCTGAGCACGAATGCTATTTAATAATCTACGCTCTAGTTCTGCTGCTTGTTCAGCATCGTAGTTTTCTTTGATGTAATTTATTAAATTTATAGCACCTTGAATAACATGCCCAGCACGACTTTCCACTAAATTTTCTCTGTCTTTGCTGACAGGCAAGTGAGCTAGTTCGTCAAGGATGCTACGGGTGCGTTTCTGCAAAATCTACTCCGTTATTAGATATTTATTGCAAATATCTAGAATAATATTGCACAATTT